AATACAGGTCCAGGTATAAATGCAACATCTAAAAAGGGTGGAACATTAGCTGGAGACTATGGAACAGCTTTTGATTACTTTGATATGAATACAGGTGGTCAAGCTACAAAGATGGTTAAAGCAAGAGGTGGAAAATTAGTCAATTTGAAACCAACTAAAATGTCATAAGGATGGCTGAGGTAGACAAACAAAACGAAATTCCTGAAACAGAGGAAGCTGAAGAAGTTGACGTTGAAATAGAATCGGAACAGGAGACACCAGTAGAGGAACAACCTGAAGAAGATTTTTTTAAAAACTTAGCTGAAGATATGGATGTCCGTACACTTGGACGAATGTCTTCACAGCTTATATCTGATTATAAAAAGGATAAAGTTTCAAGAGCGGATTGGGAACAAGCTTACACCCAAGGTTTAGATTTACTTGGTTTCAAGTATGTGCAAAACACTAGACCTTTTCAGGGTGCAAGTGGTGTAACCCATCCGCTTCTATCTGAAGCTGTTACACAATTTCAAGCACAGGCATACAAAGAATTATTACCAAGCGATGGTCCTGTCAAAACACAAATCGTTGGGGCACAGACAAGTGAAGTAGAAGATCAGGCAACTCGTGTAAAAGATTTCATGAACTATATGTTGATGGAAAAAATGGAAGAGTACACACCTGACACTGATCAGTTATTATTTTATTTACCACTTGCAGGTTCTGCATTTAAAAAAATTTATTATGATGAAATAAAACAAAGAGCAGTTGCAAAGTTTGTACCTGCAGAAGATTTAGTCGTACCATATTATGCAACAGATTTAAAAGATTGTGAAAGAATTACTCACGTAGTTAAAATGTCAGAGAACGATGTTCTTAAACAACAAAAAGCAGGATTCTATAGAGATGTAGAATTAATTGCCAAACAAGCAGAAAAAAGTCCAATACAAGATAAACTTAATGAATTAGAAGGTGTAAAACCTTCAGGTAACAAAGAATACCAATATAATATTTTAGAAATGCATGTTGATTGCAACTTAAATGAATTTGAAAAAGAAAATGCAGAGAAAGAAGTCAAACTTCCTTACATAATTTCAATCGATGAAGGTTCAGGTGAGATTTTATCTATTTACAGAAACTATAATCAAGATGATGATATGCAAGCAAGAAAAGAATACTTCGTTCATTATAAGTTTTTACCTGGTTTAGGTTTCTATGGTTTTGGTTTGATACATATGATTGGTGGATTATCTAGATCTGCAACACAAGCATTAAGACAATTGCTTGATGCAGGTACTTTAGCGAATTTACCCGCAGGATTTAAGTCCAGAGGTATAAGAATTCGTGATGATGATCAGCCTTTTCAACCTGGAGAGTTCAGAGATGTGGACGCACCCGGTGGTAATATACGTGATCAGTTCCAAATTCTACCTTTTAAAGAGCCAAGTGCAACTTTATTTCAACTTTTAGGCTTTGTTGTACAAGCAGGACAACGTTTTGCAGCGATTGCAGACATGCAATTAGGTGAAGATGCACAAAATAGAGCTGTTGGAACTACAATTGCTCTCTTGGAGCGTGGCTCAAGGGTCATGAGTGCGATTCACAAGCGTTGTTACTATGCAATGAGACAAGAATTTAGACTTTTAGCGACTGTTTTTGCCGATTATCTACCACCTATCTATCCATATGCAGTAACAAACGCAGATAGATTTGTAAAATTACAAGATTTTGACGATAGAGTAGATGTTATACCTGTTGCAGACCCAAATATCTTCTCAATGTCACAAAGAGTGACGTTAGCAAACGAAAATTTGAAAATTGCAGCATCAAATCCACAAATGCACAACCTTAGAGAAGCTTACAGAAGAGTTTATGAAGCATTAGGTACAAAAAACATCGATGCAATATTAAAACCAGAGATTCAACCTACTCCAAAAGATCCTGCAACGGAAAATGCTGAAGCATTACAGATGAAAATACCAAAAGCGTTTCCTGAACAAGATCATCAAGCTCACATTGCAGCTCATAGAGCGTTTATGGCCACGAGAATGGTTCAAATCAATCCTATGGTTTACGCTTTGCTACAAGGACACATATCAGAACACGTAGCATTACAAGCTCATGGTGAAATAGGTGACATGGTAGAAAATACAGCTGAATTAGCACAACAAGCACAAACTGATCCACAAGGATTTAAAATATTATTTGATAGTATGGTTGCAAAAAGGGTTGCTGAAATAACTATGCAACTAGCTCAAGAAGAAGCAGGAATGCAAAAACAAGATCCTCTTGTTGCACTTAAACAAAGAGAATTAGATTTAAGGGCTATGGATATGCAAAGAAAAGCTCAAGAAACTATGATGGATCAAGATAGAAAAGCAGGTGAGTTTGAAGAAAGACTTGATTTTGATAAAATGAAACTTGAATCTGCTGAGGATCAAGCAGGAGAAAGAATTAGAATTGCTGAGGAGAAAATGGATATGAATGCAGCAATACAACAGGAACGTAACAATGCGAAGAAAAATTAGAAAATTTCAAGGTGGAGGAATGGATGCCTCCAAATCAGACTTTAAAAGTCCGTCAAGCAAGGGCTCTGATCACTCACACTCAAGGTTTGAAACAGGCTCTGGATATTATGGAGAAACACCAACAAATACTGGTGGTGGCAAAGGCACTACTATAACAAATAACCCACCTGTAAAAACCAAAAAGAATTTAGGTGTGAATGTAAATCCTGTTACAACTGTTTTAAATGTTGCAGGTAGTGTTGTAGGTAACATTCCTTTTCTTGGTTATGGTGTTGATCAATTAAATAAATTTTCAAAATATACTAAACAACAAACTGCGAAAGGCGAAACTTTATTTGGAAATCCAAAAAAAGGTAATAAAGGAATGCCTCTCACTAGAGATTTTTATAGGACAGAAAATAAACCACTTGATGTAACGAGTGCAGAGGGTAAAAGTTATATGAAAGATGCGGGATTTTTAAAAGGCCCTCCTCAAAATACAGGTGGAGGTGATGGTATTGGAGAAACAAAAAAAGGCTTATGCCCTGACGGCACTAATCCTCCATGTAAAACTCCTATTACTCAAATAAAACAACCTGTTTCAAAACCGAACCCTTTCTTAGCTGGTTTTAAAGCATATGACGATGGTGGTGAAGTTGTGATATCATCTAATGTAGATAAGGATTTATTATGATTGGAAAAAAATCAGGAGCACCACCTAAAAAAGGACCTAACCCAAATATACCACCTATTAAATTTGGTGAGGGTGGAATGAAGTGTCCTCATAGAGAATCAACGAATAAAAATGTTTATCCTGGTAATAATAATATACAGGTCAAAGGTTTTAAATTTATAGGAGTAAGATAATGTTTACATGGATATTAGATTTTATTAGAACTCTTCTTTTTAAACCAAGAGTATATGAATCAAAAAAAATAACTTTAGATCCTTGTTGGAAACATATGGTTTTTAAAAAGGGTTGTCCAACATGTAGGAGTTTAAATGCCGAGTAGAATATCACAATTATTGGTCTTGCTTGAAGAAGCAAAAGAAAAAGGCGATACAGATAAAGTAAAAGAAATAGAAAGCGATCTTTTCAAAGAAAGAAAAATGAAAGCTGGTGGAGAGGTCGAAGAAGGTGAAGTAGAATTAGTTAAAGGTGGCGGTTACACAAGCGATCTTCTATAAATGTTTGAATTCTTATCTGACCGAGAAAAATTAATATTTTTATCAGGAATATTTGAGGGCGAAGGTTGTTTTGGCCATTATAGCAATGGTCGAAAGGAAAGACGCATTGAAATACAACTACAAATGACCGATCCTGATGTAGTAAACAAATTTTACCAATTTTTTGAAAAAGGTAGTATTTCCAAGAAAGAATTTACCAACCATTATAAAACACTATATCGCTGGAAGGTATCAGGGCTAGAGGCTTTAAAAATTCTACATAAAATGTTACCTTATTTTTGTAAAAGGAGAAAAGAAAATTACTATGGCATGGTTCAATCTATTAGGAATGGCAGTAAAGACGGGAGCGCATATATACTCGAACCGTCAAAAAACAAAACAAGCAATGTCAGACGCACAACTAATGCATGCACAGAAGATGGCAGCAGGGGAGGAAGCTTACCAGGGCAAACTTCTGGAAGCTCGGCAAAACGATTATAAGGACGAATTTATTTTATTGATTTTGTCCGCGCCCGTGTTGGTGCTCGCTTGGGCAGTTCTAAGTGAAGACCCAACTGCTATGGATAAGGTAAAATTATTCTTTGAATACTTCTCGCAGCTTCCGAGCTGGTTTACAAACCTTTGGATCCTTGTCGTTGCGAGCGTTTATGGGATAAAGGGCACTCAAATCTTCAAGGGTAAGAAGTAGTTGCATTCAATCATCATTTAGTTATAAGTAGCTTATGTTAAGTGGAGATAGCTACGAATATGAATTACTTGAAAGATGGACTAAAGAATTTGATTGCCAAGGTTATAAATCATGTGAGATCGGAGTTAATAAGGGATATGGGTCTAAGGTTATTATGGACAATATCACTAATAATTATATCCATGTGGGTGTTGATCCTTACGGTGATTTGAAATATCAACACTTCGACAAACAAAAAGATTATCAATGGAAAGGTTATGAAAGAGGAATAGCTCCTACTTATCCAGATACCTTAAGAGATCAAATGCTTTATGATTTAATGCCATATCGTAAGCAGGGTAAATTTACTTTATGTAATATGACAGATATTGATTTTATGACAATATCAAAACATAAGGATTCTAAATTTGCTTTTGTATTTTTTGATGGGCCTCACATGACAAAAGACGTAATTACAGAAGCTGTTTGGTTTGCACAAAGAACAGCACCTATTACAAGATTTGTGTTTGATGATTACCCTATGTATGATATGAATTTAATAGCAAACATTATGAAGTATTACGGTTTTAAAGGGCTTGAAAAAGGTAAAAACAAAGTTTGTTTAGAAAAAAATGAATCTTGATTTAGATACGTTAGCTCAAATAAAACATTACATAAATAAACAGATCACAAAGGTAAAAGAGGATCTGGTGTACCATGTAGACACAATCGACAACTTGCAGTATTCTAGGGGGAAACTCAGCGCATTAGAAACGCTGCTACAGGATCTAAAAGACCTGCAGAGAAACGAGGAGAATGTCGATGACGATAATAACACCTGATCCCTCAATTGTCGGGATCAAGAAAACAAAGAATGGTGAGGCTGCACCAGATTCAAAAGAAACAGCCATACCTACAGATCCAGAGGGTATAAAAAAATATCTTAGCATCATTCCAAAACCTGTTGGATACAGACTTTTAGTAAGACCTTACGCAGGTCCGAAAAAAACTAAAGGGGGAATTATTCTTACTGATACATCAAGTGAAACAATTCAAATGACGACCGTTGTTGGTTTAGTTGTAGAAATGGGTGATCTTTGTTATGCAGATAAAGAAAAATTTCCAAAAGGTCCTTGGTGCAAGAAGGGTCAATTCGTAATCTACGGTAGATATGCCGGTTCTAGATTCAAAACAAAATATGGTGAACATCGTATTTTGAACGATGATGAAATCATCGCAACAATAGCAAAACCAGAAGATATTCTGCATTTATATTAAGGAGGACACATCATGGCTGATGCACAAGAACAAGCAAAGATACAACCTGAGGTTGAACTCGATTTAGACGATGTAAAAGAAACAGAAGTCAAAGTTGAGGAGAAACAAGAAGAATCAAAAGAACCAAATTTAAATTCTGGTGAAGTTGATTTAGGTTACACTACTTATGAAAAAGAAGATAAAGAAAAAATTGAAGTTGAACAAGTAGAGGAAAAACCTGAGGAACAAAAAGAAACTAAACTTGAAGAAAAAGATGATTTTGATGATTTATCAAAAGTATCTGATTCAGTTAAAAAAAGAATAGATAAACTTACAAGAAGATACAGAGAAGCTGAAAGAAGAGAAAAAGCTGCTTTGGATTTTGCAAAAGGTTTACAAAAAAAATATGATGATTCGGAGAGTAAATATGACTCTGCGGATGAGAAATATTTAAAAGAATTTGATGCAAGGGTAGATGCTCAAAGAGAACAGGTAAAGAAGAAGCTCAAAGAAGCCATAGAGGCTAACGATGCTGAAGCAATCATGACAGCAAACGATGAGCTTACGCAATTAACTGTTGAGAAAGAAAAAGCTAAAATCAAAATGGCTGATAGAGAAGCCAGATTGAAACAGCTTGAAGAGCAAAAAACTAGCGTCAAAGAAGAGCCAAAATACTCAGAACAAGATGTTGTCCCATCAGAGCCTAGTGTAAGGGCAAAAGATTGGGCATCAAAAAACACTTGGTTTGGTAACGATAAAATCATGACCAACGCAGCAATGACTGTACACGAAGATCTAGTGGGTATGGGTGTTGATGTTGAAAGTGATGAGTATTATAATGAAATAGATAAACGAATGAAGGAAAATTTTCCTCATCGTTTTTCAGTTTCAGAGCAACGTAGACCCGTCCAAAAAGTTGCTTCTGCTGGAAGAAATCAGCAGGGACGTAGATCTGTGAGACTCACCAAATCACAGGTGGCTATTGCCAAAAAATTAGGGGTGCCACTAGAAGAATACGCTAAATTCGTGAAGGAGGTATAGAATGAGCGATAAAATAAA